CCGTGTCCCAGGAGCTCAAGGAGATGTTGTGCTCCGTGATCAGCTCCTTCAGCTGCAAGAAGATGTTGACCCCCGACGTCCTGAGGCAGAAGTGGAAGAGGAAGCCGAAGCAGGAGGCGGAGACCTTGCCGGAGCTCCAGTGGTTCCGGGAGAACAGCGAGGAGAACGGGGGGGTCGTCGAGATCATGTCCGGGATGGGCCAGGGCATGTTCCACTTCTTGAGCAGCTTGTACCACTGCATCACGGATGACGGGGTGGAGTTGGTCATGAAGAAGGTCTTGCAGAGGACCATGAAGGTGCAGCTCCTGAACAGGACCATGATCTCGTCCGACGACAAGACGAGGTTCAGCATGATGATCTTCTCCAGGGGGGCCGACGACGCGGAGAAGGGGATGAAGGTCTACATGAGCTTGTTGGACTGCTTGTACAGGTTGTCCAACATCCACACCAACTGGAAGAAGTCCGGGCTCAACTTCACCCTGGCCGAGTTCAACTCGGTGTTCTCGGTCGGGAAGAGGATGGTCTGGGCCACCATCAAGGACCTGTACAACGCGAACAACATCCCGGACCTGAGCATCCCCGAGGAGGCCGTGCAGGAGATCTTGTCGAACATCCGGAGGTGCTTGGAGCACGGGGTCCACATGACCAGCTTGCAGGTCATGGTCAACATGGCCAACAAGCAGCTGAAGCGGTACTACAAGATGTCCGAGGAGTTCATCCACGAGCTGTGCTTGCTCTTCGAGTGCTCCGAGGAGAGGCTCCCCCCCCAGTTGGGCTTCGTGCCGACCAAGAACCTGATCAGCAACCTGTTGTTCGGCAAGGACGTCAACATGTTCTCCCAGCACAACTCCGAGAAGCTGAAGAAGTTCTACTGGAACTTGTACACGTCCACCAGGGACCAGACGGACCAGGTGATGAAGAACACCATCCCCTTCTCCGAGGACTCCAAGGGCAAGTACTGGATGGAGGTGCCGATGAGCATGGACAAGGTCTTGGTGCAGACCAAGCTGAAGTTCTTCCGCTTCACGTTGGGCTTGAGCCAGGAGGAGCTCCTGAACGTGCTGAACTGCGAGGCCATCAACTTCAACTTGGGCAGCCAGGACCCGAAGCAGATGAGGACCTTCGTGAAGACCTTCTTCCTCGGGATGAAGAGGAACTACGCCGAGAACGTCCTCATGAGCCTGCACAGCTTGGTCCGGGCGCTCCAGTACAGCACGCGGAAGGCCATGATATTCCCCAAGTCGAAGACGGTGCTGGACTTGGAGGACAGGAAGAGGGAGGCCTACCAGGTCTTGCAGAACAAGGCGATGGTGGACAAGATGACCAAGGAGGAGTACCTCGAGAAGAAGGACTCCATCGAGAGGCTGAACAAGCAGATCGACCTCTTCAGGGTGGACATGATGTTGTTCGCGAGGATCATCCTGAACAAGAACGAGCAGAACTCGGGCTTGCCCATGCGGTCCCACCTCAAGCAGGTAGTGGACTACGAGGACAAGATCCTGGAGGAGCTGAAGACCTACAACAAGGACTTCAAGATGGGGCACCCCTCCTTCAAGAAGGTGAGGTTCCACTTGGAGGAGAAGGGGGTGGCGGCCACCCCGGGGGAGCTCGTCAAGTACATGTTCGAGAACAGGTACCAGACGTCCAACTACGTGGTGAGGTCCGCCAAGCAGTTGTTCGAGAGCGCGGGCCACGAGTTCAACACCACCGTCTTCAACGAGCCCTTCTCCTCGGTGAGGAGCTTGATGGGGGGGGCGGCCTTCCCCATGAAGGAGTTCTGGGACTACCTGAACCTGAGCTTCAAGTCCCAGAAGAACTTGGAGGTGACCATGATCGGGAACTTCTTGTGCGGGGGGAACTTCCACGACAACTTGAAGAGGCTCTACTGCAGCATCAGCCACCCGTCCTACCAGTTGGTCGACCCCAAGAGGAACACCAGCAGCAGCCAGGAGAAGCTCAACAAGTTGACCAAGGTCAGCTTGGGGAAGTCCCTGTTGGAGAAGGACAAGAACAAGGTGCAGATCTCCGAGGCGGAGGACAAGCTGTCCTCGATGATCAAGCTCCTGGAGTTGTCGGAGAACACCATGACCAGCTGCGCCAAGGTGGACTGCAAGAGGGTGGAGTACTCCAAGTTCGCGAACAAGAACGAGGGGTGCTTGATCCAGATCTGGTTCAACTTCGACATCTTCATCCTGTCCAAGGAGTTCCTGTCGACGGTCGAGCTGATCGTGTTGTCCAAGGAGGACATCGACGACACCTACAGGGAGAACCTCAACTTGTGGAACGCGTTCGGGAAGTACATCTTCGAGATGCAGGCCTCCAACAAGAAGATCTTCTTCAAGACCAAGGGGAAGTTCAGCAAGAGGACCCGCACGTTCTTCTCCAGCATGAGCATGAACTTCAAGACGAACGTGAAGAGGATGAGCTCCAGGTGGGAGGTCTGGTTGAGCGTCTACTCCGAGTTCCAGATCCCCTTCTGCGGGGACGACAACCTGATCGGGAAGATCAAGCTGTACACCGACCACTACACCGTGAACCTGGAGGAGATCAAGAACATGGAGTTGAAGGACCAATACGGGGAGGAGACCTCGCTGTCCTACCTGAGCCAGGACCCCCCCCCGATCGAGATGTTGGACCAGATCTTGATCCAGAACAACTTGATGAAGGAGTTGATCATCCCGAGCCCCACCAGCAGCCAGAAGGGGGTGAAGAACCAGGAGGTCAACGACTTCAACACCATGATATGCTCCTCCAACATCATGGAGTCCCTGATCAACGTCTTCCGGTCGGGGACGTTGCAGGAGGAGGCGACCCAGGTCCAGAAGGAGATCGACTTGAGCTTGACGTCGGAGGTCTTCAACTGGGCCGACGAGGTGCTCGAGGAGGAGGAGATCAACACCCTGCCGGAGGAGATGATCCACTTCGAGGAGCAGCAGGACGGGACCTTGGTGTCCATCGAGGAGGAGAGGTGGAAGAGCTTGGGGAGGACCATCTTGGAGGCGTCGGAGCTGGCGAAGGGGGTCGACTCCTTCGACGCCGGCTGGTTCTCCTTGGAGAGGTACAACCTCACCAGCGTGGTCGAGCAGCTGTTCTTCAAGTCGGTGGACATGTCGATCTCCATGAACAAGCTGGAGATGATCAAGTGCTACAACCACATGAAGAGGAACGGGAACGAGAACGGGTTCCACAACATGTTGCTGTGGCAGATCATGTACGAGTTCGAGTACAAAATCAGCCACAACATGTTGCTCATGATGTACAACTACTCCTTGAGGAAGATGTCCAACCTCATGAGGGTGCAGCCCGCCCAGAACCTCATGCTGTTCCCGAAGGAGGCGAAGGACAGGATGCCGAACCTGATCTTCTTCGTGAAGAAGATGAAGGAGGAGGAGATGTACGAGGAGGCCTCCTCCTACTTCTACTAGACGTGCATCCAGAGGTTGATCGACAAGACGGTGTTATATAGTAGC